CGTCGCTCGTTCTTTGCAGCTTGCTTTTGACTCGCAACTCTAGAGAACATACCTCGTTCTCCAGAGCGGGACTCGTATAAACTTTTCCACTCATTTAAAAATGCCTCAAAGTCTGGCTTCTCTGTATAACAAGCACTGTTGTTTGCTAGTCCACGTTGAGGATTGTCTTGCCACCATTGTCCTGACTTACACCGTCGGAGTCTATCGTCAGTGAGGTTACTGAGACTGATGAGAGCGGACCTTCTAACTCCACCGACGACGACGATTTGTGCAATCTTACAGCAGATATCATGACACTCGATGGAGGAAAGTTTACGTCCAGCAGCTTCCCTAAAGACCTCTGTGGTAAATTTAAAGAGGTCAACAAGAGGATCCGCACCAGACGCTCTACCTCCGAAAGTTTTAAGGGCTGACCCTGCAGGTCGTACTCCACTGACGTCCCACTTTGGAAGCTGACCAGAATAGAGCAAGCTAATAAGTTCTCTGTAGGCTTTAGCCCATCCAATTTTGCTGTCAGCGACGTGTATAACGGTATCTGTGTCATGAAACTCCTCTGCTACGTCTGGTAGCTTGCTTACGTATTGTCGTTCGACGCTGTAGCCTACTCCTGTACCGCACATGAGTACGTACATCATCTCGTCAAACGCTTTAGGGTGGTCAATAGGTAGGTAGCTACAGTTGAAGCCAGCTACGTTGTCACGGTCAAGAGCTTCTCCTGCAGTCATCAATGCTCGCATAGAAGGCATAACGCCCATGTCATGAATGTCTGCAAAAATACCATTAGCTTGTTCTAGTGTTAACTTACCCTTTTCAATCCAAAAGTTAAGGTAACGGTCGATAGTTTCTTCCCAAGTCTCACGACGCTGTTCGTTAGGCAAGTAACGAGCATAGCGCGACTTATGTATGTACTGTTGATATGCGTCCATTAATTAATTTCCTTGATTAGTCGTTCAATGTACCATTTACACTTACGTAAATCTTCTACTGGTTTACCTTTGTAGTCATAACGCCAAAGGTACTTTAAAGCGTTACCCTTAAGATAGCCTCTAAACTCGTTCTCAGGCATAGACGCTTTGATAGCTTCGATAGCTTCTATTGCTCCGTTGTTGTAGTGGTCGGGTTGTTCAACAGGGTCTGGTGTTTTTCTAATTGATAGTTTATTCAGTGCTGTTAAGGCGTCCCAATCAGCTGGTGTTGCGTTATCAATGCTCATAAACTTCTTCCTCTTTAAACTCCTCATCAAAAGCGTCAAATCTGTTTATTAACTTGTCTTCAAACCTGTCAATAAGTTCTTCTGAAGTAATCTCTAATGCCTCCAGTAAGTCGTCAGGATCATAGAACTTCAAAAGCTTTTCTTTAATTTCCTCCAGAGTTAGCGACATAGTCAGTAAGCTCCTGTAACGTATTGATGCTGTACCAAAGTATTCCTTCTTTGTCACACCACTCAGACATAGTCATCTTAGCACCCTTACGTATCTTTTTGTTAGGCTGCATGAGAACAAATATTAACTCTTGTTCTTTTGGGAGGCTGTCTCTGATGCTGGTGTATTTCTTGGTGTCTCCATCTCTGAAATATCCTTTGCACTCAATAAGATATAAACCGCTAACATCAACGAAGTCAGGACGGTAGCTCCTAGAGATAGTGTAAGGAATAGTGAAAGGCTCATAATTAAACTCCTGTAGTATTTTACTGACGTCTTCTTCAAAAGTACTTCTAAATTTGGATTTCTTGGACTTTCGGCTCATTAAATACCTCTACTAAATAGCGTGGTCCTGAAGAGTAAGCAAAAGCTCTTACATCAGGCCAACAATTCTTCTTATAGGAACAGTAGGAACACCCTATGTCCAACTTCATGTTGCCACTCTTACCGTCTGCTTTAGGCTGGTGGCAGTGTTCAGGCGGCTCCGGTTTCAACACCATCTGCTTAACGTGGTCAACGTGTTCACCGATGTCATAACCAATCTTCTCATGTACAGGCGCTTGAGTATCTTCTTCGTCGTACATGAGGTACGTCAAATGCCCGTTCTGTTTGTCCATTGCTAACCATCCGAACTTAGTAGCGCCTTCTGCATTCGCATATCCCTTAATTTGCGCCACGTAGCCAAACGGGTCGTCATAAGCCATAGAGCCGTCTTTGAATTTCCTAAACCCAAATGTTGAAACAGACTTGACGTCCGTGACAACACCGTCAATCTTGCAGTCCATAGAGCCAGTAATACCGTTAACTTCACACTTCTTCTGTTCATCTGTAACCTCATGTCCTGCTGCGCGTGAAAGGAAAAGTAACATCTCTTCAATCAAATGTCCGTAAAGGAACTTAACGTAAGTACTAGGCTGCATGTCGTCCAGCTTTTCTACGTCGTTGTACACATTCCACAAGAAGCGATCACTGCGTCCTATGTTGGACATGCGTAGTTTACGAGAGTTGTCACGCTTTTGTGTGAACTCTTGGCGCATAAGACTCTTAACGCCCTCGCCAAACTCTTCAATACAACTCTCAATATCAACACCTTCCGGCACGTCTTTAGTTTCAACCAGTTTGTAGATGTCACTTATAAGTGTATGAATATTTTTCATATCTTATCCTTAGTGGGTTTCTGCCCATGTTGTTCCGACTTGGTACTCTCCGTCGAGCGGACATCGGAGTTTAAAGTGTACGCCTGACGCCTTGAGACATTCGACTGCAAGCCAACCGAATTTCTCTGCTTGTTCTGTAACCACTTCCGACTGTACTTCATCATGTACGTTGCCTATAAACTTATAGTCTAGTTTCCACTGTTGTGCGTAGTCGTCTAGGATGACTAAAGCCTTCTTCATTACTATAGCACCTGCAGCTTGAAGCAGTGTATTTAATGCAGCATGCTCAGATCGAACTCTGAGATGTCTACCATCAAGTCCTCTGAGATAGCCTCGTTGAGACGCTCTAATAGTTCGTTCTCGTAAGCTTTCAAGAGCAGGTGTATTTGATAGAAATCGTTGTTTAAGCTCTGCGCCATCATGTGAGCTTCCTCCGACGATACTTCCAATTTTTGCGTCTCCGGCTCCGTAGAGGAAAGCATAGATGAAAGTCTTAGCTTGAGGTCTTGTTTCCAGCCCTGCAGCCATTTGGTTTCTTGTGTGTATGTCTTCGGTGAGGAGGACATTGGTAAACTCCTTGTCGTTCATGTAGTGGGCTAACATGCGTAGTTCAAGGCCACTAGCGTCAAAACCTACGAGTTTTTTACCTTCTGGTACAGTCCAACAGGAGCGACACTCTTTACCATAAGGACTATGTCCAGCTGGTACTTGAGCCATATTAGGCTGCTGGTGTGTCATCCTTCCAGTAACAGCACCGTTGCTAATGACTCTTCCGTGTACTCTACCGTCCTCCTTGACAGCTTCCAACCAGGAGAGTACCTGTGCATGCCTCTTCTGAAGCAACAGATATTCCAGAACTTTTGCCGCTTCAGGGACATGATTGTTCTGCTTAAGCGTCTTCTCATCGACAACAGGCTTTCCACTTGGCGTGACTTCTGTCCACACAGCGCCTTTTGTTTTAAGTCTCTCTGCAACTTGTTGTCGTGACCCAACGTTAAAAACCGTAACTTTATCCTTAAGGCGCTTCTTGGTTTTCTCAGAGAACCTTTCTTCGACAACGGGTGGAAACATCTCTTGTAATTCGGCTTGTATGTCATTCATACCTTCCTTGAACGTAGCGCAAAGTTCGTTAGCTAATTGCTGGTCCAGAATCCAACCATTGGTTTCCTGCTGTTGTACGATCCACTGAACCTTATGTTCCAAGTCAAGGGACTCAGGTAAAAATGCAGCCATGCTTTTGACTAACTTTTGATGTACTGCTTCTGTGACTGCTACGTCCTGTATACAGTAATCAATCATCTCTTGTGACAGACAAGAAAAGTCAGAGTGGTCACCTTTGGGAAAGCCCAACTCATTCCCCCAATTTCTCAAAGAATGACCACCTGACTTGCTAGGGTCAAAAAGACGTGAAAGTACTAAAGTATCGACTATACGCTCAGAGGCCACAGAAACGCTCCAGAGGCGTTTTAGCACGGGTAGGTCATAACCTATTAGGTTGTGTCCACAAACGCTTACAGAGCCTTCTAGAGCCTTACAGAGGCTATCTGGAGTAGTATGCACGGTATCAACACCATTTTCCCTGGTTACTACGCACCAAATGGTTGTTGGGTTAAAACCGTCAGCTTCAAGATCCAAATAAATCATACTGTAGTTCTTCAGGCTCCACGTAGTCGGTTTCTAAGTAGTCTTTTTCTTCCGTTGTCTTTTTTCTATGACAGTTAGAGCAAAGAACAACACAGTTTTCTAATTCTCTATGTATTCTTTCCCACGAATAATGATGTCCCTTTGACATCTTAAAGTTTTTCTTTGTTCTGTCGACGTGGTCCAGTTCTAATGCTTCAGGTATCTCATTGTAACCACACTCTTGACACCCTTTGTTAACTTTAAAATCCCTAATATGCTTTTTCTTGATTAATGCATCTATTCTTCTTCTTGTCCGCATTAAAAGTCCTCGCCAACATTAGGATTTGCGACTTCCTGTAACCTCCCTGTTTGTTTCTCGTACTGCAGCCAACAAGCGGGTCCAGTTTCACCTGTATATCTGTTTTTAAGGACTCGTACAGTAGTAGTATTTCTAATGTCTTCGTTTTCATTCTGCTGGTCACGTTCCATACCAATGACAATGTCCGACAACTGAGCGATAGCTTGTGAACCACGTAATTCACCTAAGCTGATCTGCGCTCCGTCCTCGTGCGCTTTGCCTTGTGACCTGCGTAAGTGTGACACGAGGAACAAGCAGATGCCTGTTTCTGCCACAAGCGTACGCAAACGCGTCATAATCTCGTCAATGGCTTTTCTCTCGTCTCCGGACTCTTGGGAAGAGACGACGATAGACAAGTGGTCCAATACGACGTACCTGCAGTCAAGTGCTTTTGCCATGTAGCGAACACGGGCGAGCAAGTTGTCTGCTGAAGTTGACCCCCAATGGTCAAATAAGTAGTAACGTCCTGTTCCCAATGTGGCTTCCCAGAATGGCCGAAGCTCGTCCACTGGCGTGTCCTCTTCCAGATGTAAGGGCCTGTTCGCTGCCACCGACATGATACCAAGCGATGTTCGGGCCAAATCTTCCTCAAGCGCCAAGACTCCAATATTGCCTTCGCATCGGCGTAGTAGATCGTACTCAATTTCTCTGATAAATTGGGACTTTCCCATACCACTGCCGCTTGTAATCGTGACCAACTCATACGGTCGATGTCCTCTTGTTATCTCATTGAGGCCGTTCCAAGGATAAGGTATGGACTTCACTTGGCGTTTCTGCACCAGTGTGTCCCATGTTTCAGTTCCTGCCACAATACCATCTGGGCGGTAAACCTTTGCATTCCACCATGCTTGCGTGAAGTCCTTAACCCTGTTCGCCATAAGCATGTCACTAGCGTCTTTCAAGGGTAACTTACAGATCTTCAACTTGTTAGGACTAAAGAGGTCTTTGACTTGTTCCAAAGCGGCGTCACCAGCTTTGTCATTATCAAAGCAAAGGACCACTGTGTCGTAACCTTCGAGCCACTCTAACTGCTCTTTGATTTCTTTCGTAGCACCGGACGCACCTGTTCGTAAGGACACGACGTCGTACTGCTTGTTAAACATTTCGTACACTGCTAAGGCGTCAAGTTCACCTTCAGTGATAGTTATGAATTTGTTAGTCGTGCACTGTTGTTGTCCGAAAAACCCAGCTGTCTTTGGGTCTCCGTTACTAAAGAAGTTTTTAGTCTTTACTTCCCTAACTTTAGCTGAACACACTTCACCAGTGTTGACGTCGTAAAGAGGGTAGTAGTGTTTTTCTATTTCACCTGTAGAACCGTACTCAACGGTTACGCCAAAGCGCATACAGGTTTCTTTAGAGATTCTTCTGTTGGGTATTGCTGCCACTGTACCAAACATCTGTAGAGGCTTTGCTTTTGCTATAGGGATAACTTCAGGCATGTCACCGTCACCGTGTGTATGGTAGTCACAAACGGCACTAAAGCAATGCGTAGAACCGTCGTCGTAAATAGCAAGGGCGTCCGAAGAATTACACTTGGGACACCCTTCATGTCTTAGGAAGTTAGCCATGTTTAGAAGTCAGCAATTTCACCAAGTTCCATCTCTGCTTCTTCTAAAACTTTCACTGCTTCTAAGTACGTTGCCACACCATGAACAGGATGTGGTTGACCTAGCTTGTACTTCAGTCGCACCTTAGAGTTGTAAGGAATCTCACCTGCATAAGGATTACCTTCAGCGTCAAATGTCTTTACGTCATAACGACTCTTGAACTTACGCTGCTTAGCACCTTGGTAGTCCTTAATCTTAACACCGTGTGCTGCTAACTCACTGGCGTCACTTTCGTCCATCGTAATGGTCATAGAGAATTGACCAGTGTCTTGTCCGTTGAACACGTCATGCTGTGTAATGTTGCTAAAGTTACAAATACCTTCGATTACTGCCATTGGAATAGTCTCCGCTTTACTTGGGTTGCAACTAGATCATGTCTAGTCATACTAATATTATACCACACTAATATTTTTACAGTCAAATCATATTTACGTATTCGTCGTTAATAAGGGTTTGAACATGAACGTACCCTTCAGGCCAGTACGTATAGGACTCTTTGAGTGCCTTGGCTGTTCGATGTACTGACGCCTCGAAGTTCTCGTACATCCCTAATTCGTCCTTGCAGTACCAAAAGGGAATACGCAAGACAGGCTCTGCTGGTCCGTGTTGTTCGTAGTACAGAATGATCTCTGCGTCATTACCTATGGGTCCGTCGTTACCAAACATTTTAGTATGGTTGTTCTCCGGTTGTTTCATTTAGTCGTCCTCTGGTGTTGGGAAAGGATCACTAGCTTTCTCCAGGAACAGTTCAAAGTCAGACCTACTTAGTCTCACACTGTCGTTAGGAGCCTCTCTAGTGTCCATCTCGAGCTTTAAAACAAAAGGTATACCACCATAAGGGTCTGCCTTTATAATCTCGTTAGCGACGTCTCTAGCCTCACTGTAGCCAAGGCGATAGATGGAGTAGTCACCACCGGTTATTTCGTACACACTAAACTCGTCTCTAATCATACTTAAGTTATCTCCTGGTGTACTACAGAAGTACTTCAGGAGTACTTATGTAGTTTACTACTATGTTTTACTACTTTAGTTTAACTACTTCTGTTTACTACTTAATTAATACTTATGTACTACTTTAGTAGAGGGTATCAGAATCATCATCATTTGTCAAGAATAAATCTTCAGTAATAGTACCAAAACTATCAACATTAATATCAATAGAAGAAAATAAACAGTAATTGCATAGGTCTAGAAACTCTCCGTGGTTGTCTTTCTTTAACATTTCTTTTTCTTCCAAGATTCTGTCGCATGCTTTACATCTCATAAGTTCTTCCAGTCGTCCCCGTAAATATCGAGCATGTTACGCTCAAGTTCGGCTCTGTTTAACTCTTTTAGCCTCTGTTTAACCTGAAGTCTAAACATTTCAACCTCATAGTCCTCAATCATTGCCATCATGTAGTCCGCCTCAGCTTCGCTAAAGTAGTCTAAAGGATGCGCTGGTAACATTTGTTCAACCATTCTTTACACCTCTTGTTAAGTACTTCCAGTGATCTATTGCTTCACCTAGTTGTTCCATGCGTTGCTTCTTTAAGTGTTCCTGGTGGTTTAAGTCTACCAGTGTAAAAGCCATCTTTTCCACGATGGCGTTCATACGTCCATAATCAGGCTCTACGTCAGGTTCTACGTACTCCCTATAAATGCCTTTACCTTCTACCATATCATCGTAATCATCTTGCCAGATGTCTATTTGATCTCTTGCCACGTTGTGTCCCCTTTGTCGTCTTTAGCATTAAAGAATTTCTTAAGCTTACCAGATTGCTTTAGCTTTTTCAATGCTATATATTCCGTGTGTTGTACTTCTGCCCGTGTCATGTTTAACACCTTTGCAATCTCTGTTTGCGACATGTGGTAATCGCTGTACTGTCTACGCTTTTTCACTGTCTAACACTCCCATTGACTGAGCGAACTCCTTACGTGTGTTAAAGTCCTCTAAGGCGTCTTCAGCGTCACTGTATATGAGTGTGTTGGTGGTAAAGTCTCCGTCCTGTCTCCACACTATGTGCGCATTGTTAATGCCTGAGAAGCCACAGAATACCTTTGTTTGACCTTTGTTCATGTCAAAGCTAGTGAAGCAATCAACTACGTCTTTCATTGTATAAACCTCCCTTGCTTCTCTAGTGTCTTCTGCAGCTCCTTACGTCGTGCCTTGCGTTGTCTCTTACGTCTTGCCCTTGGATCGTTCCAACGTTCGTAAGCGTCAAAGATAAGGAACCATATAGGGACAAAGCTAAATAAGATCAGTATGTCTACTAGTGTTGGGTTCATGCTATACCCTCCAATGTGATTAAGATTGACCATGCGCCTATTGCTACGACATTAAACGCTAAGATAATTCCGTTGATAAATAAGAGTTTAATCATTGTTAACCTCTTCTTTTTCTTTCTCTTTATTGTCATCAGTGACAACCTTACTAAGTTCCTTTAGAACATCGTTAGAGTCGGTCATGTTATCAAGACGCCTTGACGCCTCTAGAATTTCTTTTAGTGTCATGCTGCGTACTCCTTTTCTCGTTGGATAATCTCACCGCATGTGTACTCAAGTTCTGACAAGTCAACGTGTCGGCACATCTGGCGAACCTTCGCTGTCACGCTTTCAGGATATGAGTCAACTAGTGCATGAGCTAACAGGTAAGACTTTTTGCAGTGTAGTATGTCGCGTGGCCTGAAGTGTTGCGGATTCTCTACCGCATTGATTAAATGCTTAACAACAAAATACTTTGCAACTAACGCGACCGGATCAGGTTTGATTCCATAAGGTGCGGCGCTGTTCATGATGCGCTGCTGTTTCTTCTCATACTCAAACATTTCTTCAAGTACGTCATAGTTGCCAAGGTGACGCAGTGGATACAGTTCACTCATTGCGCCGTTGATGATGCTTTTAATTTGATTCTTTGTCATGTTGTGTTACTCCGTCTTGGTTGCTGATGACTTCATTAGGCCCGAATCTGTCACTCGTGTCAACATATCATTTGTGGTATTATTTCACATTGACAACACCTGGTAACTATTGTATTCGCACACGCGCACATAAACAAAGGTAGCAACTAGAGGGACCAACATAAGCTCACACACTTGTCAACCCATGCAAACTCCATGCCAGGTTTCCCGTGTGGCACCTCATGCAATAACCGTGCCAACTCCAGTGGTTAACATGAGTTGCAACCCGTGTCAACTGTAAAAACTACCACTTGACTTCTTTGGTTTGCTATTGTAAACTCAAGGAGGGGGCCCCTGTTGCGCTATGATTATTATAGTAGTAGCCACCCATGTACAAAATAGGTCAAAATTAGAAAAAAGAAGGGTAATTACTGCTCATGTAACCTGTTGTTTACACTAGTAAAACTACTACTTTGTAAATTAACTAAAAAATAACTTGACTTTTGTGTAAACTTATGTTATACTATAGTTGTAATTAGGTATAATTTATGTTATAGCCGTCGTGAGGTACGATTTGACCGAAGTTGTTAAAAAAAGAGGTCGAGGACGACCCCGTAAGTCAGAAGTTGCTGCTGTAAAGCCAGGTAACAAGGGTGTAGTAGGTCGTCCAAAAGGTGACGCAGCGATAATCAACGAATACAAGGCACGTATGTTGGCTTCTCCTAAGTCACGTAGAGTGCTAGAGACTATTTTTGATGCTGCTTTAGACGATGACCATAAGAATCAAGCTGCTGCTTGGAAACTTGTGATGGACCGTATACTACCTGTAGGTGCTTTTGAAAAAGACGTAGTAAAAGACAACGGTAGAAACGCTATACAGATCAACATTAGTGGAGTAGGTACTGCTGAAGTGTCAACACCTGACATTATTGAAGGAGAAATAGTAGATGGCTCTTAAGTACTTCACCAGAGAAGAATTCTCTTGTCAGGAATCAGGCACCAACAACATGGAACAAGAGTTCCTAGAGAAGTTAGACGAGTTAAGGGCATACTGTGGATTTCCTTTCGTCATTACTAGTGGATACAGACACCCGACACTGCATTCAATAGAGCGACAGAAAGAGGTTCCCGGAACTCATGCCCAAGGCATAGCAGCGGACATAAAAATAACAAACGCTGCTGATCGCCTTAAGCTTGTCAGTCTTGCTCTTAAACTAGGGTTTACTGGTGTGGGTGTTGCTTCTGACTTTGTCCATGTTGACACTCGTGGCACAACACCAGTTATGTGGACGTATTGATATGAAGTTTTCACACGGTGATGCACTGACTGCTGGTTCTTCCAATACTATCTTGGACGTGCCTGCTGGTTATGACGCAGTAGTTACTTACTTGTTTATTTCGAATACAACAGGTAGTAGTAAAAGCATTGATGCACGTTGGGTACACAATAGTGTCAACATTGATTTCTTATCAGGTAAGAATGTTAACTCTGGAGAGTTCTTAGAGTTCGGTGGACAGTTTGGAGAGTTCCTTGTAGCAAAGGAAGGAGACACCCTAAGTCTTACACCAGAAGCAGGATCAACGTTTGTTAGTATTATTTCTTTTGAGTTAGTACCAGCAACACCAAGGTTAAACTTTTAATGG